TTAGTACCCTTAACTGGGCCACCTGTAGCATATCCTTTAGTTTTTTTAAACATAATTACTCCTAATAAAACTTAGTTTTTTTTCTTCTGCCGTTCATTACTTTACCACATCCTTTGGCAATTCTAATTTCTACGACACCACCTTCTGATTTTTTTGTCCTACCGTCTTTCCAGCTAATTCTTTTTGAACTAGTTTTCTTTTTAGCCGCTGCGGTACATTGAGCTTTTGTTGGTCTACAGGCAGGGTAACTTCTACGTTTTTCACCTTTTTTTCTACCGCAAGGTTTACCTGTTTTACAGTCAATCCAGCCTTTGCCGTCATTTCTGTCAAACCATTTTTTTAAACTATCGCTAGCCATTAGCCTAATTTAGTTTTTTTGCGTTTGCCTGGAAGCATATTGCTAAAACCTCTAGCTTCAACAAATGTTACTTCGCCGCCTTCAAATTTTTTTTGTCTGCTTTTGTTGCCCCAATTTTTAGCGCCAACTTTACGGCATTTAACCAAAGCTCCACTTGCATAAGCAGATGGCCAAACTTTATATCTTGATTTTACTTTGTTATAACAAGCATCTTTTTTAGTAGCCATTTAACATTTCCACCTTCGTCTTGCTTGACGTATTCTTGAATTAGGATCGTTTCTAGTTTTAGCTGAACTTCTTTTAAGTTGCCCAAGTGATCTAGCGCAATAAGACTTACGTCTTTTAGCTGCTGCACTTCCTTTTTTAACCTTTCCTGTTACTGCTGTTTTAAGTTTAGATCCTGGATTAGCTTTACGATAAGCAGCTACACCTTTTTTGGTCATACCAGCGCCAGATTTGGTAGGTCTATAGTTAGCGCCTTTGCCTTTTGTTGTTTTTGGTATTGGCTTTGCTTTTTTTCGTTCGGCCATAATTAAGCGTTAGCTATATAAAGTATATCTAAACCTGCTGAAATTGAAATATTAGCATTTGAAGAACTACCAATAGCTCTTACTTCAATGTCTGTTTTTTCTTCAAACTGTAAAGGGAAATTATATTTTTGAATTAAGCTGTCGTTGACTGTTACAAACTTATCTTTTACGTTAAAAACACCACCTTGCGGTCTAGTAACAAGCCTTATTATTGCGAATTTATTATTGGCCTCTGTTGCTACTGTTATTTTAGTTTGATATAAATAAGCTGTATATCCTGCTGGCACTGTCCAAAGTGCCATAAGTGTTTGATTGTCACCAATCGCTACAGTTGCATATTTATTAGTAGGTACTCCGCTTGAAGGAGTAGCCTCAGTTCCTACATATAAAACACCAGCATTAGCACCGCCACTACCTGCTGATAAAACTTCTATTCTGTTTACTCTTATCCAATTGCTGGCATCACCGAGTTGTACACCAGCTTGTCCGTTTAAGTCAACGGTAACTGATACTTCATTATAGTTAGCATCAAGACCTGAAACTTTTGCACTTGTAGCACCTGTTTCACCTACATCATCGTCTGTAGATGAGCTGGATATATAAAGAGTAGAAGCAGATGATAGATAGGAGTATAAGCCACCTTGTGCCCAAACTGTTTCCAGGGAGTTTACAACAAGTGGATTATAACCAAATTTAAAGTTGGTTTTGTGATAAGAAATCTGGCCTCTTGAGACTTGTAACTCAAAAGGCTCAGTTGTTCCTACTCTTGATATTGACGAATATTCTTTAGCCATTTTTAGGCTCTAAATACTGTCATGTTTGTAAAAACAGTGGTTCCCGCTGTATAGGGAATAAATACACCATTATCAAACAAAACACCCTCACCTGGTATTGTTACATCTCTTTCAGCTGTCGCACTAGCAACGGTTCCAAGCTGTAATAAAGTAGTGCCGCTTTCGCCAGCATCTGAACTGTCTCTAAAAGATACAATACCTGCTGTTCCTGAATTAACAATAAAAGCACCCTTTAATCTAGTTCTGCCAGCAAATACTACAGCAATAGCCGAAGTGTTAAATCCAACAGTAACATTTCCGCTTGTTCCATCGGTAAATGCAACCTCTGTAACAGTAAGAAAATGCTTTGTAGTTGTAACCGTTTCGTTGTTAGGACCAGTCAAACTTTCTGTTAAAGCGTTACCATTTGAATCAGTTCCTGTAACAGTAAAGGTTTTATCCCCTAAGTTAGATGCTGAAGCAATTGTAATTTGTCTAGCTGAGTTTAAGGTAGCAACTCCGCCACTAGCTTTTGCACCGTTAATGGTTAAAGTGTCTGCGGTTGCTCCAGAAGCCTGAGATGCACAAATTCCATCTGCATCCAAAGCATCAGTATCTGCTTCAACAAATACTGCTTTAACATCAGAGCCTGTTATTCTACCTGCCATAGTTAGCTCCTAAAATTAAGAACCAGAGAATGGTGTTACTAAAGTTCCTGAACCTAAAAGGATACCTTCTACAACGTATTTAGCAGTATCCGCAGCGTGTACTTTAATTACACTTCCTGCTAGACCACCTTTAGTTGTACCGTTTAGAGTGATGATATCATTAGCAGCACCTGAAATAAAAGTTTTGCCAGTATCATCATCTACACCAATATACACACCACCAACATACTTATCTGTGCCGTCAGTAACAATAGTCATAGCAGTTGCTGCTGTTAAAACTAAAAATGTAAAAGTAGCACCTAAGTTGTTAGCTTGGTTTGGGTCTGTAGGATCGCTTGGTACAGTTGAAACAATTGAAGGTAAAGTAAATGCACCGTCTGCATCATTACACAATAAAAGTTTTCCTGCGTGATCGTCTACTGTTAAGGTTGTATTCGCTGTTAAACTAACAACTGAATTAGTACCTGCTGAAATAAATCCTGCCAAAGATTTGACTGGACCTGAAAAAGTTGATTTAGCCATTATTTTCTCCTAACTAAATATGTTGCGCCATCTTGGAGTAAGTCTGCCGAGTCAGTTGGTGCAACGAGTTACCTCGGTTTAGATAACTATACTACTTTAGAGGTCTTGAGGGAAGTTTTCTTTAGATTTTAAAATTTCTTCTCTGCACTTAAATAAAGCTTGATAAGAGTCTTTGATAGCTGGATCTTTACCAAATTCATCTATCATATCTTTACCAATCATTTCAACTAAAGCTATAACAGTTGTCATTCTGCCATCTATATCTTTTATTTTTTGAATGTCTTTTGCTGTCATTGTAGATTCTTCCTTCTGTCTAATATTATAACCATCTAGCCAGTTTTTTACATTAATTAATTTTTTGCTAAAGTCTGGATATGTTTCCCAATCTCTTATTTCTTCTATATTTCGGCCGCAACCTTGACATCTTTCGTCAAAGGGAGCCATTGACGTTGAGCAACGTCCATTGCAGGGTGAGTTAGCCAGGCTAATACTCATATGTAAACCAGTATTCATAAATATACCTCGGTTTACTCAAATTCTACATCAAGAATCTAATTATAGGTAGCTTTTTGTAACTTTTTATATATAAAAAAAGGGGTGCAAATGCACCCCTTTTATCAATTGCTAAGAATTAAGCACCTTGAGAAGCGAAAACAGCTCTCCAGTTGGAGAAACCAAAAGAGTATCTTTCTCTAGCTTTGTAACGCATGTTACCAGTATCGAAATCACCCTCTAGGGCTGTTGACATAGGACTTCTTTGGAAGTGTTTAAAGCCATCTGGACAATCTGTTTTTAAGAACCAAGCATCATTGTCTGTTAGATAGTGGTTAACCACATATCCATCAGGACACATACCCATATTCCTAATAGCGTTGATGTCGTTGTCAGATGTAGCAACTCTACCAGGAGTGTTGATCAATCTATCAGCGACAAACTGCAATTGAGGTGGAACAATCAACTTCATACCTTTCAGAGCAATTTGTAATTGTCTGTCGTCGGTTAAAGTTGAAACAGAAATCAACGCATCTTCTAATGAAGTTTCGTTAAGGTCTGTATATGTTGAAGGTCTGTTACTTGCAGTTCCGCCGCCACCAAGAGGGTGAGCATCAGAAACAAGTGGTTGACCGTCGCCACCAGTAAAATTACTGTCAAACGCATTGTTTAACACAGAAGCAGCTTTAATCTGCTTAGTGTTAGCCATAGATCTAGCCAAGGCTTTTGTATACCTTGAACCAAGTCTATCGTAAAGATTATCTTCTACAGCTTCTTCTGTAAGAGCAAAAGCTAAAGCAACAGTTTCATGGTTGTAACGTGAAGTATAACCTTCTGAAGCGTTATCAAATGATACTCCACTTCCTTCTGGTTTTACTGAAGCGTTACCAAAACCAACAATCATTACTTCTTCTTCAAACGCTCTATCTGAAGATTCTGTCTCGTAGATTTCTTCGTGTTCAGAATCGTACCTTGCATACTCCATGCCGAAAAGGGCATTAAGACCAGGCTCTAGTTCTTTTGCTAATTGGGATCTATTAATAGCCATTATTTATACCCCTACTGTTTGAGCATAGAAGTGCTCGTTAATTTTAACAATCAAGTTCACGTTTGTTGAAGCTGAACCAGTACCTAGGGTGCTGTTTTCAGGATCAGTAGAAACGCCCACAATCCTTAGCTGAGCTGAAGTAGCAGCAGTAGTGCCACTAATTTCAAGAGCTGATATACCTGTTATTGTTGAACCAGATGTATAAACAGAGTCTGCGTTGTTACCAACAACAGTCTGTACTACTGAACCAGTAGCAGCTGATTGAACTTCAAACAAGGCATTAGGATCGTCAACTACGAATGCCACCGCGTCAGATGTCACAGTTCCATCGGGCCAATACGGTGAAAAAATCGTATCTCCGCTTGAATCTGTATATTGACATCCTCTAAAGACTCCTAGTACAGGATTATCCGTAGCGCCAGCAACTAAAATAGTTCCTGCGTTGGTCATCTTCACTAGGTCGCCTGAAAAAATGTTTCCAGATGCACCAGAGGCAATTTTATATTCAGTTGTTCCTTCGCTGTTATAACTCGAACCAACTTTTCCTACTGGTTTTAATCCGAAAGGTGCATTTTGATTAGACATATTATTACCTTTAAATTAAATATTTATTTAACGGTATAAGAATTAACTTCTTTTACCGCCACCAAAAGTTACGCTTGATGTTCTCTGAGGTTTTAACATCGGAGAACTTGGATCTGATTCCTTCATTAGATCATTATCAATAGCTTCTTGTTGCTGTTGAGCACGGTCTGAGAAATAGGCGTTTCTTTCTTCACGTGTTTCATTTGGAATCTTAGCCAAAAGCAAACCACCCACGGA